ACTGTAATGACGTAGCACCAGTAAAAGTATTAACTGCAATAGATGATATTTTACCATTCCAGTTTGTTTTATCTGTTGCTGTAACGTGTATTTCAGTATTAGCAATGTGAGGAGAGATTACATTAGTCCACTGTGTTGACCAGTTATTAAGTGCAATTACTTGTGCATTAGTAAAGTCATTTGTTGATAAACCCATACCTGTAATTTTATCAACCTTAGTGTCAAGCTGAGTTAGAGTTGCCCTTAAAGACAATTGGTTTGCTAAATCAGTAATTGCAGAAATAGGATGTTGGTTAGCAGCACTTCTATTAATTAATGATGAGTGATCTGATATTGGTTCTGGAGCGTCTTGATACAAAGACGAATAAATATTACGTGTAATAATTCCCATATTCTAAAGTCCTTTTAAGAAATTGTGATTATGAGATCAGTATTTGGTGTTGCATTTTCAATAGTCGCACGCCACTCAGTCATAGGTGGGTGTGGATAAGCATAATACATATCAGGTTCAGTGAACACTAATACAGTTCCATCTATTAATTTTACAGCGTTCCATTCTGGTTTTTGAAAACGCCATTGTGCTGTAACTATAGCACCGTCAAAGGTACCTTCCACAGCTATAGTCGCTGTTCCACCTGTGGATACGTGGTAAACATCTTCATTAACCCTACCGGTTGTTGATAATGATGGCATGTCCTTTTACCCCCTAAAATGAATAAATATGTACTATTATTGTATGGGTTTACCACCCATTAAGCAACTTTTATTTCCCTTAGATATAAAACCATGATAAGCTAAATATATAATCATCAAACAAGGAAAGAGGTTCGCATGGACAAGCTAAAAAAAGCCATTGAACGTCAAAAAAATGCCTACGCTGAAATGATTAAAAGACCAGATAACGAAGCTGCTATGCACGAATACGGTCATGCAACAGCAGAGTTGGAGCGAATGTTACGAAAACTTGAAAAACTTTTAGGAGACAATTATGAAAAGTTTATTACTTAGCGTTCTTTTGGTGTTTACACTAACTTCATGCAACAAACAACGCTGCAAACAAATGAGTGTATTTGTAGCCGATCAACTTGCTGCACACATGGAATGCTCTAATAAAGAGGCCATATATGACTCCATAACACCGTCCTCTTGCAAAGTGCCAGAGTCAAATGATATGTCTGCATTTCCACTTTGTTCACTCGTTTTGAACGTAGCAATGGAAATTGCCAATCAAAGTATCCCAGCAAAATGGGAGTGTAAAAAGGACTTATTTTCACCCGAAGTGAAACAAGCAGTTTCGGCGATCTGTTTACTTCTCTAATTCTCCCACATTGCTTTAATGTGTGGAGCTTTAGCAAGTATTTCGTTAAGGTCGTATTCGTTAATAATATGACTGAACTCTTCACCGACATCTCCATTGTCAGCCTCTTGAAGATAAATGGCTATATCCAATAAAGCAAAGAGCATGTACATGCTCTTTGGTTTTAGCGTATCTTCAATTTCAGTTAATTCATCGTAATTAATCATATGTTTTTAAGTAAAATCCTCATTGAGAAGTTATCGGGTCTTGAACCATAATTGAAAGCGTGGTTAGGGTCTCCACCTTCTGCTCCACTGTTTGAAGCACTAGAACCACCAGTTGTACCAGAAACACCGTGAGAATGAGCTGGTATTGCGTGCCAATGAGATGAACCATTAAGGTGTGCACCATAAACCCACCTTATATTAGCAGCTAAAAACGCTGCGTAACTATTATTCCAAGTTGGTTGGTTTGCATTACTATAATATGTTCCAGTATTAATGGAAGCTGCACCAACCGCATTATTGTTAGCATCTCTAAATGCTGTGTGATAATGCGCACCGTCGGTACTTGTATATAGCGTTCCTGATGAAGCTGATGTTATAGAAACATTGTGCGTGTGCGCAATGGAATGAAAATGGTTTCTGTTTTGATTTTCTTGCCATTGTCCTACTATAACTTGATCTCTTATTCCACGGATAAAGCTTTGTCTTAAATCAGGAAGCCTAAAAGTATTTGCTTGATCGGCTGGTGGAGGATAAAATGAACGTGACACTGGGTTAAAGGTTTGATTATACCTAGAACCTATTACTGCGAATAGGTCTTGAAAATCAACTCTATTAACTATACGTCCTGCGTCCGCTCCAGTTACATCAAAATATCCTGCTGGTATTTGATCAGAAGACCAATACTTAAATGTTCCGCACACTTCATCATCAAACCAACGACCGTTTAAATAATCAGCCATAAACACACCAGTTGCAGTGTGGTTTGATGCTGCTCTATATGTACGTCCTAATCTTGTTATTTGCGCACCTTGAGTGTAGTTCAACCCACCGCTCCATTCTCTGGCTTCAAAAATTGCTTGCCAAAGATTAGGAGTATTAGCTGGGATATTACCTAAATTATTATCAACTAAAGAGCGATAATTAATTCCATCCACTTGACACATAGAACCAATAAAGTATTCAGTGTTAACATCCCACTCTGCAATTCCCATTTGCATAAGATATGCTATTTGAACAGAAAGTGCATAACACACAGCGTTCATATCTTCAAGACAGGGAGCTTGATTATTGATTATAGCGTCACGCCAACCATTCAAAAATGCTGCACTCTGAATTATATCTAAATCAGATGAATAAGTTGGATTGTTTGCCTTTTTAGAACCAAACACGCCTAAGTCCAAATTTGGATTATCAATATGGTTTCCTGCAAAAAGCTGTTGAGTTTTTCTTAAAATTTTATTTCCCATAATTTAATCCTTATTTTAAATAAATTCTTGCGTCACAGTGGATACCAAAGTTTCCATTCGCTGCTGTTGTATAATTCACGGCTGTTCCGCTTGCGTTTAAAATATTTGCATTTCCTTTAATGCTTGTTAGTCCACCACTTATATAAGCAGAACCCATTATTTGACCTCCACCCATAACAATCATTTGACCAACAAAATTAGCATTTATTGAATTAGCATTTAAGTAGTTTTGTAGTTCAAGCGGAAAACTATCCCATAAAGTATCAGTTGTAAACATTGCAGCCGATGCTGAACTTGATGTTGCTGTTCCATTTATTATTATTTTTATATCAAGTATGTTTCCTTCAACTTTCCAATGTCCTTTTCGTACAGTGTAATTAGGAGTTCCCGATATTGTGCCAGCTAAACTTGGAACAAAAGTTCCTTCTCTAATACCAAATTTTTGAAATAGCCAATCGGTTTCCCATACTGCTGGGTTATTTTTTAAAGCAGTTAATCTTATTGTTTCCCAAGGAAATAATAAATTCTCTTTAGGTGTAAAATATGGAGAACCCACTACTTGCTGTCCAACTAACCAACCTTTAGTTCCTGCTATGGTTGTATTATTCTGAGGTGTCATTCTAAATTCCCAAAAATCACCTGCTTTAATGCTGTCAGCCATTGGGTGTCCAGAATAAGGAACCGAAATACCCCATTGATAAGAATCAGTTGGTGTCATTTGACGTGTCAAATATTGATACTTTATAGAAGATTGATATGAAGGATTAGAAGTATTACCAATTATCCACGTATAATATGGAGTTGACATTTGACTTTGACCGCTTGGACTATCACCAACATAGGAATTACTTGGATTTTTATTTACAAATGCTCTTCTGTTTGCGTTAAAAGTAAATACATCTCCGTCAAGCATTGGAGCTTGAACTTCAACATCTTTTAATAAAAACATGGGTAATTTATCAAACACAAACCTAGAAGGTTTTGTTGACTCACTTTGATTACCAGCAACCATATAAGTTAAAGCACCTGATTGAAATTTATTATTTGGAGCAGGTAAGTTTTGATCAAAATAATTATCTAAATTAGGGTCACGTGAAAGTGGAGATTTTTTTGAAACAAACCTATGCGCAAAGTTACCAGCGTTTGCAGGTTCTTTTATTGTTGATACATAACCAGTTCTTTCACTCGTTAAAGAGAAAATTGAGTTTCCACCGCCACCGCCCATTTCTTTCGGTATTGGTTCTGCGTACACATGATCAATAGAAAATTTATCGTTTGACATTCCTGTCATTCTAAACGCTGATGTTTTTCTAGCATTATAAATATTAGCTGTGTCACAGTAATATGGAATACGATAATATGTATTAAATACAAAACCACCGTCTGTTGAAACAGCTACATACTTAGATTGATTTTGAGTGTAGATTATAATCCACTCTGTGCTATTATCATAAATAGAAACTATAACTCTACCATTCGTTGCTGATGTTTCGCCATCAAGAGTGAAATTTCTTTGAACTGTAGTTGCATCAAGAGGAACTGTATTAGGTCTTATATAAGCTGTATATGGAGTTTGGTTTGTCATTATGAAAAAGCTACCAGCTTCACTACTAGTTGAATTAGACATTACATAAGCGTTATTTGAAGCACCGTCATAAGTTCCTGTCAAAGTCCAAGTTATAGCATCAGGGGAAGTATAAATATTTCCTTGAGAACCAAACATTACAAAGCGGTTATTAAACCTGTCTGCTACAATTGTATTTACAGCAGAATCTACGCTCTTAGAAGCAAAAGTAATTTTTGATTGCCACGTACCATAACCAACTTGGTTACTTTGTGTGTTATATGAATAGCCGTCAGTTGTCCAAATTAAAACTGTATCGTTTAAAGAGCAGCCACCTTGAATTACACCGAAGTTAATTTGATCTAAAACAGTTGAAGAAGCACCAGCATATTGTGCGTTATCATTCCCCCATTGATTAGTAATAACCCAAGTTCTATATTGTCTTCCAGTTCCTTGTGTAGAGTTCCAGTATCCTATTAGTATAGCTCCAGAACTGTCTTGGTTCATAAAATCTTTAGTTAGAAACGGAAAAACAGTCCAATCTTTTATCCAACTCAACGGACTTGGTTTTCCCATTCCATCAAAATATTCATCGTTTCGTGGGTTATTTGAAAAATAAAATGCGTTTGGAGTTCCTGCGTGTCTTGTATAATAAACTCCTTCATCTACAGTATCAGATAATCTTGGAAGATTAACCCAATCGCCTACTTTATAGAATGTTGAAGCATTATATGGTTTAATTACTGAGTCACCGCCACCACCGCTTGGTGCATCTGCATTTATCCATTTATTTGTAGCTAAATCCCAAGTTAAAATTTGTTTATCAGTTAAAGAAGCAATAGCAACATCAGTAAGTCCACTTAAAGTTGCTGTTCCACCGCCACTTGAAACTTCCTTATTAATCCAAGCTCCGTTCTCGTAAGTTAAAACTTGATCATTAACTGGAGAAGTGATTGTCACATTTGTTAAATCTGTCAACGCTAATGAAGGGGTTGGGGGAGTTGGAAGTGGGGTATTTTCCCATTTAAAAGTTGTAGTATTATATCTAACTATATCACCATTAGCTGGGGTAGTTATTGCTACGTCTCCAAGTTCATAAAAATTATCTTTACCACCAGTTCCACCGCCACCTTGAGACGCTTTATTTTCCCACATTCCTGTTGTGGAATTAAAAGTCAAAACTTGGTTATTCATAGGACTAGTTATATTTACATCCGACAGAGCACTCAAAGCAGAAGGTATAATACCAGCTTTTATTTGAAGCCCACCACTTACAGAAGCGATAACATCTCCAAGTGTTTGTGTATTAGTTTTTCCAGTTCCAACTGCTATTTCATTTATGCCAAGAACTTGAGTTATAGCAACCCAATTTGTTCCTGCAACTGGAAGATTATTAATATTATCATCAGTTAAAGATTGCCAAAGTTGGTTTTGACTAGAACAAACTGAACCTATATAATACGTAGTAGTTCCATTCCACTCTGGAATACCTTGCTGCATAAGATAAGCTAACTGATATGAATATAAATATTGAATAGCAGCTAAATCTTCTTTCACAAGAGAGTTTTGATTTCTAAGTGCTAAATCCCAACCTTGAAGATAAGCAGCATTTTGAATTAAATCGGGGTCTGCTGTATATGTAGGAGTACCAGCTAATTTACTTCCAAATACGCCGACTGTAGTCATTGGAGAATTTGAAGAAAATATCCTTTGAGTTTTTCGTAAAATTTTTGCCATAAATCCCTCTAATCATCATTGTAACTTAATAAGTGTACATTGTTCCAGTCAGTAGCGTAATCATTTAATCCTAGACCTAGTATGTCAGGATTATCATAAGAAGTCACTTGCAAGACTCCCATAGGCCATTCAGTAAAGGTAATATCTTCAATCTTAACTCCCATTGGTCTTGGAAGCAAGCCTAGACCTAGTGCAGCAGTAATAAATGGTTCACGTCTTGTAGTTGCAATATAGGATATTGACATATTACCATTGTCAATAACCCTAATATCAGTTCCAAAAAACTGTCTTAATATTCTTTTAGTTTCACCTAATGTGTTATTAGATTTATTAAGTACAATTTTAAACTCTAATAATTGACGATAAAGTTCATCGTCAAGTCTTGTAAGTGCTGCATCAGAAGATGAATATCTTCTAAATATAGAACCAATATTGTTGCTTCCTGTATACTCTGTATATCCTATATATCCATCAACAGGGGGTGAAGGGTCAACGTATGGTGCAAGTTCAAAAAAGGGAAGTCCGTAATCTAAAGAATCAACTATACGAGGTATTCCGATATATGCGCCTATAACATCAAGTTGTTCACCAACTGCTGTACTTAAATTAAAAGCGTCATTAATTTGATTAGCAAGTAGTGATTTTAATTTTTGTCGAATATGTAATCTAATAGTTCCACTAGCATTAGGTGAATTAACCCATTGGTAGGGTATGAGTTTAGCATACTCTTCAATGATATCATTTATGTTAGGTATCGCCATTTCTCACCTATGTTATAGAGTGTAAATCAATATTAGTCGTTAACAGTAAAAACCTTTCTTTTTTCACGTTGGGGAAAACGAAAGATGAAAATGTTGGACTTGGGTCTGTTGGTAATACATACTTTCCAACTTCTGAACTTGAAATTACAACATTAGGGTCAAATTGTTTGACAAGCGTTGTAAAATAACTTGCATCTGCTGGTGCATTAATTCTAAATGAAGACTGTTCTACTAAATAATTTCTAATACCCTCTTCATCAATCGTGTAACCTTCTATAGCAGAAGTAAGTTCCATCTTAATGTACAGAGGTAAACTTTCAGCAAAATCCCACTTAAAGGTTTTAAAGTCTCCGTCGGGATAATAGTAATCATAGCTTTGATCGCCTAACATGTTACATCCCATAGAACGACTTTCAGACATGGCGTTTGCAATTTCAAAATCAGTTCCACCGTCTACTACTGTCCAAATACTATGAGGTGGTATTCCATCAGCATTAGTTACATCTTCTGGGTTCTCCCAAACACGAGCGTCTAAAACATCAACTAAGTTTCTGAGTCTAGCTTCTAAACTTTGAACATAGCCTTGCGCAAACATTGATACGCTTGCACGTCTTCGTGCTCTTAATTCTGGGTCTGTTTCTTCTGGTACACCAATTCTTAAAGGTACATCAGGGTTATTAACAGAATCCACTCCGTTAAGCGTTGTAATAATAGTTTGAATTGTATTCGGTAATGCTTCTATTAAACCACCTTGTGCTGCTCTAAATAGTAAGCTATAAGTGCCAGCTTCTAAAGTAATGGACTCATCTAAATAAAATAAATTTCCAGTATCATCAGCTACGGTAAAAGTTAAACCTGTTCCATCTGTTGCACCGTCAAGTCCTTGAAGTGAAACTATACGAGATACAACTAAAGTAATATTAGTTGCGGTAAAAGTTTGTTCTCTACGTCTTATTCCGTTCCAAGCTACACGCATATCAAGGATACGACCGAATGCAGTATCAGGGTTCATAGAATTAAAAACATCTACCATGAACTCTAAATTGTCACGATCAACTTGTGCGTTGAAATATATAATTTGACCGTCAGGGGAATTAGCTTCAACATTAATATCTTGACCATATATTCGCTTATATCCTGCTATATATTGATCAATAATATCTTGAAGGTCATCTATTTGTATGCCTTGTTCATTTATTATGCTCATTACAATACCACCGTGGTTTGAAAGTTCATGTCATAAAGAGTTGTTATATCTAAGTCTAAACTAAAAAGTCTGTCTTCACTAACATTTAATTTTATTTGATTTACTTTAAGAACTCCAAATTGTGCTTCTATATAGCTCTTGATCATATAATAAGCTTCCGGCGAATTTACCAAACCTAAAAGCTGAAACCAAGGAAGTCCGATAAGTCGGTTAATAAAACACTCACCCGAAAAGAAACGCAAAGAAGTAGCAACATTTAACCCAATTGCTTGGTTATCTGTAGCAAAACTTTGACGACCTTTACCAAAAGTCCAGTCTAATGTTTTAGGGTCTAGGTTTCTAAATTTCATTTTCTATTCCTTTAGAAGAAGTCCAATACTCGTTTCATTATTCGCCACGTCACTTGCAATACTTTCCACAGGACTCCAACTTGGAGCTGCAAACGGAACATTAAATGTTCCTGCTCCCCCCGATACTGTAGCAATTCCCCCAGTCAAAGTTGCACTTATAGTAGAAATGATACTTGGCATTTGAGAATCAATACTTTTAAGAGAATCAGATATTTTACTTAAAATTTCATTCTTCTCTATTAGTATATCATACAAACTTCTGTCATTATTCTTCATATCTAGTTTAACATCAGCAGCGTCTAAAGTCACCGCATCTAACGCAACGGCTACAGAATTTGTATTATTTTTAATTCCAACTAAAGCTATACCATCCGATGGGTCATTACGTCTCGGACTAGGTGGTTCCTTATCCGTACTCCCATCAGCCCACCATTCGCTTAAATCAACATCGTTAAAAAGTACAATACATTCATCCCCAGCTTTCACAGGAAAAGTAATTTTAGAGTTACCCCCATACAAAAAGAAAACTGGAACTGTTGTTAATTTTGAATAAGGAAAAGTAGTATCTTTTAATTCATCTTTTGCTAAAAAAACAATTTCAACTTCTGCTAAGTTTTTTGAAGCGTCATATTTTAATATTTTGCCAATTTGAATTTTAAAGTTTTCAACTTGCATTTCTCTTTTAACTAAATCAAGCAAACTTCTTAAGTCAAGTTCACTAGTTCGTTGCATATAACTCATGCTATCATCTCCCCACCTTCTTTAATAATTCGAGTAGGTAAACTAATGTGAGACTTAACCCCGATTGTTTTAAGAGATTGAAACCTATTTACACCAACCCATAGATATAAAGTTGTAATTGTTGGAGCATCCCCACCAAAACCAATTTTACCACTATGCTTAAATCCTGTTACAATGTAGCGACCGTTATATATCGGTTCTCCAATACTTTTAATTTCTACAATTTGACCCACTCTTACATGCGGTTCAAATAACATATCAAAAGAAAGCTGTGCTCCACTTCTTTTAGGAGAAGTAAGAAGTCCGCTTGAAGCATCAATTATACATGGTAATCCTTCAACATATTCACCGCTATTTAATAAAAATAATTCTTGATTATCTATAAACCATTGGGTGTTAGTTAGCTTTGATAAATTTTTTGCTACATCTCCAAATAATACTACATCTTTTTTTGGCTGCGGTATATTACTTGTAATTGTAACTTTTTCAATATTAGGACACTGTTTTGCTATTGAAGTAATAGTTGCTTCAATTGGTTTAGTTGCGTCTACTGTTTCATTTAATAGAGTTTCACTATTTGACACACCCCCATCCCATGCGTCTATTTCGGTTTTCATATTTATATTATCTTTATATGAAATAGCTTCCATAACACGGCCATTAAAGATTAATGGTATTGGTGCATCTGCTTTTTTATTTTGTATGTAGCCTGCATATAATTGTACAGCTAAACGCTTTTCATGCTCCCAACGATCTTGAAATATAGCGTTTCTGGTTTGTCTTGATAAATTATATAAAACAAACCTTCCAGTGTTTGCAGTAGCTAGATTATTACGAGTTATTTCAAATTCAAGCATAAGAGGGGGTTTAACCTCGACCCAAGCACCTGAATGAGTTTCAATTAACAGTTTATAGCTTTTATTAAACTTTAATTCTGTCAAACTACTATACTCCCATAAAAATCTAAATCTTCTTTTCCTTCAATTAAATATACTGCACAATTTTCTACTGTTGCAAAATCATCTATAAACATAGGGTCTGTTACTGTGGGGTTTCCACAAATAAGACCAAAAGGGAAATAATATCTAAATTGATTTAAAAAATTAAATCCCATAACAACACGCATTCCTCGTATTGCTTTATTTCCGTATTCAATATCACAAAACCAACCATTTTGCGTTTGCATATAAGCTAACTTTAAAACAAATTGAGAACCGTCTTGAAGGGTCACATTCATTCGTTGTCTGGGTTCATCTCCAACTGATGTTATTTTACTTAACATTAATACGCTGGCCTCCCACCTAAAACATAAAATGAACTCTCTAGCCCTGCATTACCTTTATCCGTTGGTTTTGCTAACTGTTCTAAACTACGACCAGAAAGTTGACCTTGGTTCATATCTAGTAAATCAACAAAAGTCATTTGCTTTAAAGTTAAATTAATTGTTGTTTGATTAAATGTTTTTTCATCTTGTTCAAACTCTAAACTTTCAATCATTAAGTTACCAACTGTTCGCCAAAATAAAGTTAGAGTTAGAAGTTCTTTATTCTCATACATATCGACAAGTCGATTAAATGCAACTATTTGTCGTCTCTCTTCTGGTTCACCTTTTATTACTTGAGTTATCTGTTGCCTTAATTGATTAACTGTTTGTGCCGTTTGCTTTGCATAACCTATTAGTTGATTTCCAACTTGAGATACCTGTTGACCAATTTTAGCTATTGGTGCAAAAGCACCTACTAAATCCTGCATCGAATCAAAATAATTTTGAACATCACTGTATGGGTCTTTAGTTACAATGTCTCCAACTTTACCTGTTAAATTAATATAAAATGGTTTTGAAGTAACATTGTTTTGAACTGTCGTATTTCCCTCTGTAGTGTAATCAGTAATTTCGTTTTCAAACCTAATCTTTTCACCTTCTGGAATATCAAAGATAAAGTTTTTCTTTGCATCTTGTCCTGCAAGCCCTTTTGGAACCGATTTTGACATAAAAGCTTTATATTTGGACATTCCCACGTTATATAAATTTAACGCATTACTTCCTTGTCCAACCCAATAATTAGCTGAATATCCTTTCGATAATATGTCACTAATGCCAGCCATTATTTACTTTTCCTTCCAGACTGAGAAGATTGACCTTCCGTAAAATTAATATCTTTTTGATTTAATCCATTCTTAACTGTCTGTTCCATAAATGGTAATGTTTCATCTGCTTTTTTAATTCCAACAAACGTATTATTAATTGTAATGTTTGCACCTGCGGTTGCACCCGCTAACTGTGGACGTGAGCTTCCAAACCAAGTTTTTAAATCATCCCATTTATTTGAAAGCATTACCCCAAGTTCACGCCAGCCCTCAGCTTGAACACTATAATATTCTTTTTGACCTGTTTGTGGGTTAACTCTCATTCCAGTATTTCCACGTGAAACATAAGCTGTTCCCTCTGCGGTATCAGTAGTTAAAAGATTTTTAGCTTCTTTTCCTTTAATCCAAGCCCAGAGTTCTTTTATCCAATCAGGTATGAGAGAATCTATTAATCCTTGAATGCGATTAGATTGCGCCATTATGTAACCAAGAATTGATTTACCACCCATGAAATAAACTGCTATATCTTCTAATACTAAATATAAACCTGCTATAGCTGCTGTAACTGGTGATATTGCAGCTAGTGCCACTCCCATTGCAGTAACTAAAACAGAACGCATACTTTTAATTGAACTAAGTAAAGTTCCAACCATCATTACTACGTTTTTAAATGCAGTAAATAATCCTTCAATTACTTCTAATACTGGTTTTAAAAATCCAACAAATGAAGCTGCAACTTGAGACATGCCTACTGAAATATTTGTGTAGAATATTTGCCAAGTGACCATAAAACCAGTTAGCTTATCAATAGAGCTTTGATCTAATGCTTTAGCATTTCCAAGTTTAGAAAAATCAGCAGTACGAATAAAGTTAATCATCTTATCTGAAAAACCCATATCCTGTGCTAAAGCTGTTCCAATATGCGTTGGGAAAGCTTTTATTTTATCTTGAAGCTGTTGCATTATTGCCATTGGGTCTTGGTGTGGATTAATACCTAAAAGCGCAAACGGTGATATGTCACCACGGCCTAAAGCTATGTCTGCTGATTTTCTTCTAAGTCCTGCTACTGCACCAGCGAACTCGTCTGTTGCAACGCCAGCTTGTGCAGCTAAGTTTCGATACTGTTGAAACTTTTGAATGGATACTCCAATAGTTGTATTCATTATTTGAAGATCAATGGCTGCTTTTGCTGACTTTACTGCAAGCGCAATCAAAGCACCAATCGTTGCCATAATTACACTAACAACCATTCTAAATTGACGAACCCCCTGTCTAACTGTTTTAAATAATCTTCCAAAGGATATATCTGATCTAACTGATTGGTTTTCAGCTTGAGTGCTTACTTGTACTGTTTCTTCTATACTATCTTTTAATTCTTTTTGTGCGCCTGATAAAGCTTTAAGATTTACGTCTTGTTCTGCATCAGCTTTGGCAAGTTTTTTTACAGTAGATAAAAGCTTATTTAGCTTTCCTTGAAACTGATCTAGTTCTTGTAAATTTTCTGATTTAACCCCAAGGGTTACAAAAAACTCAGCTAAATTCATATTTTTTCTTCCTCACTTTTCGCCATTGCTTTTTCTATAGCTATTTTTTCACACGCACGTCTGAAAAGCAAGTAATCATAGGCTGCGAGAACCTTTTCTGCGTCTAGTTCATAGAGTATTTCACGCATACTTCCAAAGCCCTCTTTAGCTAATTCACACGCAACAAAAAGTGAGTGAGGCATTCTGCACTCTACTGAATCATCTCTTTTTCTATTGGGGTTTGCGCCAGTGCTACCAAAAACTTTTCCTTCAAGTATGAAATTAGATTGGACAAAAAAGGGGATATGTTTTCCTTTATTGCTAGAAAACAGCAAACAAGAAAATCACCCCTTGCATTTTCCAATTCAAAAGTAACTTTAGGGTCAATCTTCATGCCGTTATATATGCAGACCTTTAAACATCTACGTGCTACATCAAGTAATTTCTGTGAACCTAAAATTTGACAAATTGCCCTTTGGAAAAAATCTAAATCGGACTCAGTTATTTTTTCTAAAACCAAGCCTTTTCCGTCTATTTTTTCCATCTCTTTAACTAATTCTTGAAACACATCAAAGCTTTGTTCCCAAGCTAGAAGTGTTACATCAAATGTTGCACCACTCACTAGCTTGAATTTTCTTTTATCAGTCTGTTCGTAAAGTCCGTTAAAATTTAGTTCTAGCATAACACCCTTTCAATTAGGTAACGGTTCTTGCAGCATAAGCGAATTTGAAGATATATGTTGCAACACCTTGTTCAACATCACCTTCTACGTTTCCAAGTACATCAGGAAACTTAGAGATGATACCAAGTTGAAGATCATATTTTTCATTTATGTTTGCACCTGATACTGCATTACCACCGCCAGCTACATCAATTTGTGCGGTTGATATAACTTTAGTAAATGAACCATTTATAAATGTATAGGCTTTGCCCTCTTCTGCATATGCAAAGAAGTTATTGATAAGCTCGTTAAAACGAATATCATCTGCTCCACCTCTTAACACCCTTAGTTCTAAAGTAGCAGCACGACCCATTGTGTTGAACGCTGCAACCATGTTTCCATTTTTACCAACTTTCGTATTCACAATATCTGTATCGAAAGTTACTTTACCTATGTCACCGAACGGAGAGTCTTGTACAGCTTGTCCGTTGATCTCGATAACATCGTTACCAGTTAAATTTACTAATCTTGACATCTGTAATCTCCCTATTACTTATTAACTATAATTAATACGTCTGTTGAATGAAGTGCGCCAGCCATTTTAATCGCTATTTGTGCAACTGGAGCTTTTCTTTCGTCTCTGTCTGCACTTGCTTGTAATGCGATTGGTTGCGAATAAATATAGTAACCACGCTCTCTAATCATTCGTCTAAATGTTTCTGGGTCTCCAAATGTATCTGCTAATGTCCATTCGCCAGCAGCAATCATGCCATTAGTTCTAGCTTGTTCGCAAACTCTAGCATAAGCATTCTTAAGACCTAGCATACCTATTTCAGTTTGAGGAACTTTAGTATTTGTAGTTGCAAGAAAATTAAAACCAGCAACTTGAATAGCTCCAACGAACCAGTTTAGGTTGTATACATAATCATAAAATTGGTTTCCACCTTGACAGAATACTTTTGGAACATTTACTGCGTTAACATATGAATCAACGCCAGCAGCTTTAAGTTTAGCTAAAACTGTATCGTTAATTGAGTCATCATATTCTACACCAATCAAGTCTTTTAAGTGCATTGTTATTGCTGTTGCACTTCCAGAGAAGTTCACAGACATAGCTCTTGAAGCATAAGCACTTTCAAATTCATCAGCCATAGTTGAATGATATAAACAACGAGTGTGTGACAAACTCATTTGTTTAATGTTATTTAAAATTCCACCTTGTTCAACCGTTGAAAGAAGGTCTTTCGCTTTAAAAAAGCAGCAATTAAGCGTTTGAACAAAGTTAGCAGTGTCCATTATTTCAGTTTCAGTTGCACCGTATTTTTCTAGCATTCCACCGAAATATACTTTTTGAGAAACTCTTAAAGCAGCTTCCACTAAAGTTTCACTACGAGAAGCAACTCCAACTACTTGAACACCATTTGCTACGTTTAACATAGTTGAAAGGTCTGTGCCTGTTGCACCTGCTGAAAGTGCTACAGTTGACAAAGTACCACTTGAAAGTGAATTAAATATAATTTTATCTAGGGTTGCGTTTAGGTCTAATGAAATACCTGCTGGCATTAGAGGTCTTAATACTCCTACTACATCAGCTAAATTGTGAACGGCTGCTCCAGTGAAATCTATTGCGGAAATTTCAACTGCGGTTGCACCGTCAACTGATATATCTATACTTCCATCTGCTACACCTGCTATGCCCGATACATCTAGTATTTCACCAGTTGTAAACGAACCAGAAGTTGCAGGTATGGTTCCCATTGGACACACTAAAAGTTGTCCAGAACCAGACAAAATATTAGGTGACTGAGAAAATATTAAATTAGCTGCTTTTGCTGTATTAGAACCAATACCGAAATCAGTTGCAGCAGCAGAAGCAGAACCATACACATAAAACGGTTCTATACCAGAACCAGAGTCAAGTGGAGTTTCTTTTACGAACACTGCTAAGTTGTTCACACTGAAATTCGGTATCCCACGAGGGGTTACACTTAAACCTACGTTTACTATATTATGAATACCTATCATTCCCTTGATCTCCTTTATGGGTTATTAGTAATAGTATGAGAGAAATTATCAAAGTATGCAACTGGTTTTACTGTCACATAACATCTATAAACAGGTATCGAAATTACAAAACGGTAAAGAATTGAAGTTCCTTCCCTGCTTGACCTATCGACAAATGTTGAGGGTATTTTACCAAACCTCAAAGCATATGCAAAGGCAACTTGCTGAGAATAGGTTGACACAAAACTAGCCAAAACTTCTGCTTGTCTCATTATAGCAGAATAGTCACGTGAGAACAAATTTATTGAAATATGTTCTAAAACCCAAGTTCCAACTTTTTCTTCTAAACCCATTGAGTCGTCATCATAGTAAGTATTATTTCCGTACACACGTACAGAATCAAGACCTACAACAACAAAAAGTCCATCTTCTTTTGGGATTGTTTGACGTTGATTATAAACCCACGCTTGGTTTTCTTCCAAGTTTAGTTGATTTTTAATCATATCCAAAATAATTTTTGGAGTTATGTTATCTGCTGTAACCGTCATCCTTGGTAGTCCTCTTGTACGTCATAACGACAAAACCCATATTCGTTAAATGGATATTGACGTGCTACTCTAAATCTTAATCCGTTAATAATTATTATATCATCAATCTTTAAAACGATACTAGGTAATATGTGTAATTTTCGCCACAACCAAGACCTTTGACCTTCCTCAACAAACTCTAATTCTTCTGGTCTAAAAGGAGTTGATACCCCACGAGTCTGTATTGTGTCGTAAGACTCAATAACATCTCCCCCTTGTGTCTTTTTTGTCACAATGGTTATTTGCATTGGCTGTGAGAAATATGCAACTGGCGATGATAAATTCGGTAATGGCATTATTTACTATATCTCCAATCTAAACTTTCATACATTTGAAATGTTTCTCTTAAAATAGTTTCACTTTTATTATATTTTTTTCGTATTGTACTTGGTGCTAACTCAGGCCATTGTCCGTATCCATTGGTCTCAAAACCCTCTCTAACGTATACTAAATACGTCCACGCTAAACCTTTCATAAACTCTTTTGACGCTTTTCTACCACTTGCTGCTATCTCAGTGTCGTGTGTCATAAAATATTGAGGCTTGCTTAACCCCTCTTGCAATTTCCCCATTAAATAAGGCAAGCGCAAAAAAGGACGTGCAGGAAGTGAAAGACCGTCTCCAAATTCGTGAAGCCAACCCAGAGCTATATTACCAATAAGCCCTTCTCCTTCTCCTTTATCATTTCTTAAATTCTGTCTTTGGTTTGCATCTTGAAATATTCCAACGTCAACTTTAACTTGAGATGTTAAAAATTTTCTAATATTTGCTAATGCTAGTTTAACATCTTTAGGGTCTTTATTAAATTTTACTGTGATCATAACGAACTCCTACCAGAAGGTCGTGCGACCACGGACGTTTATAATAGAACCTATTAAAAGTGGTTTTAGAAGTTGAACATATTTTTGACCGTAACGAGTTGTCATAAAGGCCGATATAATTGGGTCTTCTAACATCCATTGTGGTATAGAATAAGCTTCGCTAACATCTCCTACGCTTCGAGACGATATAGAGAAGTAACCAGTAGAAGATAATCCTTGAGTTGCCATTTGTGCATCTACTACAAGGTAATGCGCTACTACATACATGTATGCTACTGTTGCATTTGCAGTCCACTCAGTATCAGGGGTTCCCCACATAAGTGATTTATTGAAACTAAAATTAGCTTCTCCGAATGCTTTTTGAATATCAAAATCAGAAATGTATTCTTTGACATCTCCAACGGTCACTTGCCAGAAACTATCATCTTGTGGAGTTTCAAACATATCAGAAATATTTTGAATACACTTATAGAAGCGTTGTGTAGCAGGATAAAAAACTATATCCCCAACTACATACAAACGGTCGTTTTGCCAGAGTGGAAGATAATTGAAGTCCTTATAAAAATAGGCTTTAAAATCTTCAACTGTAATGTTCAAGTCCATAAAGCCTATCCCTATAAGTGACGTGTTAGGAGACTACTTATTCTTCTAAAAGTTCTAACCAGTTGCCACCGATCATTGGCTTTATCCGTAGATATTCAGCCTTAGAAAGCTTTTTAATCTTGTTAGGTAATATTTCACCCTCTTTAGTTACTAGCTTTCCTTTGCCTCGGTTAAACACCCGAACCATTTCCACAACGTCATTTTTAATTTCAACGTCTGGAAGTTCCTCTTTTACTTTTGGAGCAGCAACAGAAGCTTCTTCAACTTCTGTTGTTACTTCTAAATTAGTGTCAGACATTCTGCGACCTTTCTTTTTTGACATCTCATACCCCTTCGATCTCTCTTATAGAGAGAAGTCTTGGTTATGGCTGAAATACAATGCTGTCATTGGTCTTAAGAAGTAAGGGTTAGTTACTTGACCCATACCAGCAGTTGCAAAGTTAAAGTTGTTGTACGTACCAGCTTGAGTGATTGTATAGTCAAGTGGTAAGTTCATGACATAAGAAGTTGGGTCATATTGATATAGAGCATATCGGTTTGTTCCGAAATGTATCTTATCAGCATAAGCAACTGGAAGTATCTTAAAGTTTGGTTTCTTAGTTACAACTTTGAAAGCTTCTGTCAACAAATCCAACTTAGATTTAAGAGGATATGTTGCGCTGGGGAAAGAAGCCATTCCGTTGTAATCCGACTCTGGCATCACGAATAAATCTGGATAAGCAGTGTATTCGCAATTTTTTCTGTAAAGACCAACTACTTTGGCTACAAACTTATTGAAGTCATCAGCAGATAAGAATGACACAAAATCAGTTAAGTTAACCATGTCATTGTTTACGTCTGGTGAGTTCAAAATTCCGTATCCACCGCCTTTACCCAAGAAACACATCTCTTGTACACCAAGTTGCCAAGTCTTAAGACGAGCAGCTTCTCTTGCTTCGATTAAGCTAAATATTGTATTAGCTCTAACCGCCTGTTCAAGCTCGAATACGTTATAGGTCGTGGATTTAGCCCAGTTGATTATTGGAATATGAACTGCGTCATAGCTTGCATCAACATCTTCTAGTCTTGCATTGTGTGAAGCATTGTTCATGAAACCAGTTTCAAAACCTTCGTCTTTCAAAAAAGAACGCCAGTTTAGAATCTCAGATTGAAAAGTTCCTACACCTGATACTATCGGAACATAATCGGCGAAAGGTATTTCATAGAAGCGTTGATCAACTAATTTTGTCGCCACTGCTGTGAGCGTAGTCATTAGCTGCGAATAACCTTGTGTGGTATTGATTTTAAAATCTTTAGCACGTCCACCAGCTAACATTTGAAAGCTTGGTTGTCCGTGTGTTACTTGAATTTGTGGTATTGCTTTTGCGTTCATCTTATGGCTCTCCTTTTCCATTACTTGTTTTCAGTTAATATTCTGATACGAATTAAGTCGCCATCTGCTGTTGCACCCTCTTGTGCTTTTGCAACCTTGGTTCCAGTTGTGTTTGGAACAACTTTAGAACTTGTTACATCGACTTCAAGCAATGTTCCTGCTGCGAACGCGGCACCCGCTTCCGTTAGACTCAAGTTTTCATTTTGTGAAACTTCAACATAATCCAACACGTTAAAAATTTCTTTCATTGGGTTGGTGTTTACCATTCCAATTATAGCGTCAGAAGCCAAAGTTGCTTTGCCCACGCTCGTTACTTGTGGATTGGTATCGGGTGAAGTTACGACTTTAACCCAGTCGCCACTTTGCAAAGTTGCTGTTGGGTCTGCATCCCAAAAACGATACGTAATTGTGTTGTTTCCGCTAATAGGAGTTCCCTTAGTGGAAGACATCTTAAATTGATTGGTTTGTAATGCCATGTGTTTATCTCCCTGTAAACTTAAAAATTAATTTCCTGAACCGTATTTCTTTTTATTCAAAGCTACGTTTTCAGCTAAAGTTAAAAATCCACTAACGTCTTCCTCAACCATATTTGATTTTTCATTAGCAGCTTTTAAAGAGTTGAAGTTAGTTAAATCTACAGGCTCTTCAACTGAATTGTCTTTACTGTCAGCAGCATTATCTTTTTCTTCTTTAGACTCTTCACTGTCTTCGTTTTCTTTTTTCTCTTCTTCTTCGCTTTCATTTGCAACATCTATATCCGACTCATTGCAAGACTTACCGTTTTTAGCATTACAAATTGCTTCGTATTTGCTAATAAGTTCCAAAACAGACATTTGTTTACCAGCAACTTCAATCATCGCTGTGTTTTCTAATATTTGTTTTTTAGCTTCTTCTTTTTCAACTAGGGCAAGCATTTCATTGAGTTTCACTTCTTTACCGTTAACTTCAACGTAAAGTTCCTCACCTTCGTTAACTTTAATTTCTTCACGTTTATTTCTGAAAAATTTTAACATTCCTTTGTCTCCCTTAGTTGAGATATTAGTTGTAATATTATTATCCACGTTTTTATTCTTATTGCAAGAGTTTAAAAAGAATGGGTCTCTTGCCATTTCATATCTTGGACTTTCAACTATTGCTAAATGGTCGTACTCTGCGTCTAACACTTCACGTTCATATGGTATGTTATTGAATGTTCCACCACGGCCTGAGTTTTTAATGTGGTAAGCAGTTGAGACTCCCCAACCGTTTGAAAGTTTATTGTATGCCTCTTCGTCTTCAACGACAATTTCAGCAACATATAAATCTTCAACACCAACCTCTTTTTCAATTCTAACAACTCGACCAACCGCTTCATTCTCAACGGTTAGAGGGGAAGACATTATGTGATTTATAAATACTGGAATGCCTTTTGCGGTTTGGTTCATTCGCTCCAAGGCCATGTTCGACAAATAAACAGTTTCATCTTCATATCCGCAAAGTCCTGATCTCATTGCAGGAATACGAACAATTTTGGCTTTTTCCAAAGTCATAATAATCCTTTTAAGACTTCACTGGTATAGCAATACATTTACACCCATAGTCCATGCTTGGGTGTCCTCTAGCTTGTGTATCCACATTCATGACAGGCGGAGAATCCCAACGGAAATACTTTCCATTAAGCTCCTTATGGTGTGGACGAACATTTGTTCCCACATTTGTCCAAATATAACCTGCATATCCTGCTAATGGATATTGTAACTCTTTCACAGATGAAATGTAAAGCTTTGTTTCAGACTGTGCTAAAAATTTTGCTCTCTCAGTTGAAACAGAAAACCTTCCTTTAATTTTTTTCACCAAGTCTTGTTTTGACTCACCGCTTTGAATGCTTTCACTGATAAGAGACTTAAGTCTTTCAGTCTCCGTTTGAGACCATTTTGAAATAGACATTTCCAAATTTTGCACGTAGCGTTTATTAATGTCATTTAAAGTACCTTCTGATAAATGAGAAACTTTATCCCAATCGGGAATTGTTCGGTCAAATTCAAAATAAATATCATCGTAAGTTGTTTCTGCAAAACCCACCAAGTCCACGCTCCTCATAACGTCTACGTGTTTTTGAGGTATTTGTTCTACAGTTCTTAACAGTTGATGTTTTAAAGAAAGATCATTAGCCTGTTTATATGAAACGTAGAGTGCTAAAGCCGTTGGGAGTGCTAAGAGTACAAAATCCCGACCGTCTTTTTTAGCTCCTAAATCATAAAGAGCTTTAGACAAGGTAGCGTCAAACTCACCAGAGAACTTTCCGTACTGATAAAATATTTTACCATTTCTTATCGCTTCTTTAATAATAGACTGAGGGTCTCGTGAGTTATCTTTTCTAAACATATCTTTATATTCTTTAATATCTTCTATTAAAGGATTAAAAATAATATCACCCATTAAATCTCTAATATAAGTTTGTAATGAACGCTGAGTCCAATGAACTTTTGGTTTTGCTGCTTCAATACGTTCCATTACACTCTCAAATATTGTCCGCTTGGAGTTCTAGTTAACTGTCCATCTGCTTCATCTCCAATTGCCTTTGCAAACTCTTGTAAAGATGTTGCTTCTGATTTTTCAAGTTGAAGTTTAAATATACGCTCTGAATTAATTAGATCAACAGCAAACTCACTTGTTATAATACCTGATTGCTGAACAGCAAGAATTTGGTTCATTTTCCAACTTCTTAACTCTTCCATATCTTTTTCTTTAGTTATACGAAGTGACGGCCATTCAAATGAAAGATCAGATGGAATAAAACCAAATAGCTTTTTACAAACGCATTTTAATAAAAATAAATATCCATCCATTGTTTTGGAACGTATTTCAGTTTCAATCATGGAGTTATAATTTTCTATTGCGTCTTCACCGTCTGAAAATCCTTGAGAGGTCATACCAAATAATTTAGTAAGAGGCATTTTAAGATCGCACGCTACTCCCATTCGGCTCTCTCTAGCGATCTCAGCAAGGCCAGAAAAACTCATTGTCTTTTGATGGAATTGATCTTCTTTATCAATCGCTACTGCTGAATTATAATTTTTAGTAGCTTGAACGAGTTGTAAATGGTTAGTAACTTTTCTCATACCTTGTGGAGATAAAAGTGCAGAATTAAATCCTGATATCTGAAATACGTCGATTTTAGCTTCATCTAAGAGTTCATACACCACATTTTGATTTTTAAAATACATATTTAAAGAACGTACTGCTCGTTCTATTTCACTCATACCCCAACCGCGAAATTGACCCCTTAACATTGAAGGGCACTCTTTTCCTTTAAATTGAAGTACGTTTGATCTATGTATCCTTTGTCCGTAATACTGGAAAGGAATTTCAATTTGATCTTGTTTATATTGGTTTAAAACATCAGGTGAAAGAGTGAAACTTAACTCCCAACAATCCACAGGGTAAAACTCCATTGGAGTATTCTTTTTAATTGCGTCAAATGTAAATGGTTTAAGTGGGTCTTGGTTCACATTTATAATTAATCCCCCACCGCCAAATAATCTTCCCCATTTAATTGATTGTCCATACTCTCTTATAATATTGTGTTCTATACAATATTTCCAAACTAAATCAATTTCAGCAGCCGAAAGTTCATTTGTAGTAATTTCTGGTCGTCCACGGAATGCGTCATCAACAGGTTGATCAATTAAAGTTTGAACTACGCCATGCTCCATATATAGATCAGTGAGCGCACTACGGTTTAAAGTTATAGCATTGTATCTATTATTCCACAGCAAAGGCATTGTTTGAGACATGTCTGCTGTTAAACCTAAAGATGTTACAACCTCAGTAAGTGAATTGGTCTTGGTTTCTAAATCCACTTCTTTCCTTGGTCTGCCTCGTTTTCCCATGAGTCTCTCCCTGCTGGTTTTAAATTGTATGCTAATATGATACGGTAAATAGATTAAAAAATAAATAGTGAAAAATCAAAAATTTGTAACCCTTGTGGGAGAAGGGTTTCATTTTATTTTTTGAATTAATTTAATTAAATCAAAAATTATGATATAGTGAAAATTATAAAACGTCATAAACAGAAATTGCTTGACCTGCGATGGATTGCACTAAAGCGTCTATAAGGGTGTCTACAAAGTCATCGTGCTTGTGCGACATGTCCTTACTGAACGCTTCGCACTCGCCGAGTAGTTGAGGGTTAACGCCATATTTGGCTCCCTGAAACAAAAAGACTCGGCCAGACTCGATATAAGGGAGTATATCAAGAGTGCGCAAGACTTTATCCTTATGACGTTTTATCCCAATGACAGGGATTGCAGACTCTCTTGTTAGTTCTTGAATAAGTCCTGTGCCTGAAATTTTATCTTCCACGTACATCGCATTAGGCATGAGTGATGGACATATCTTTTTGGTGTGCTCCCAAAACTCAATCGCTTTTCTTCTAAGCTCTGGAGCTTCCCATTTACCTAGCCACGAGTCTAAATGATATACGTTAGTGAAGTCTGTTGCCCACGCACTAAAACACGTAAAGTCATTTGCCTCTTTAGTTTTTTGTGCGGTATCTGCTGTTATGAACACACGTCTAATTGTTGGAAGACGTTCGTAATATTTAAACCATTTTGATTTAATGAGGTTTCCACCTTCGATGATGGGTTCTTGCATATACTGCGCCCAGAACGTAGCTGGGTCTATCTCTTTTAACTTCATCAAAGTTTCATAAGAAATTGTTTCTGGCCACAGTGGATTATTATTTTCATCTAAAGCAGGAATTTCTAAAAACTCCCATTCTGATTTATAGTGTTCTTTTAAGTGATGAATAAGATCATATTTATGAAGTCTTTGCATAATTAGAATGATTGGTGTCTTATCCGAGTTACGACGTGATAAAAGTGTTTCCGTAAACCAACGGTTCACATTTTCCCTTTCAGTCTCAGAACGAGCATTTGACGCTTTTAAGGGGTCATCAATTAAAATAAACCCCCCAAACGTATCTCTTTTAAGACCTGCACCAAAACCAGTAAGTGAAGCAGTCACAGAAGCAGCATATACTTTTCCACCTTGAATAGTTGTAAACTGATCAGCTTTTGAGAGACAAGACTTATCAAATAATTTTCCAAAGAGCTTTTCATTCCACTCTTCCTGTATCGCATTTCTGATTGCAATTAAATTTTCTGTAGCTAAATCTTGACTGTAAGAAGTTAAAATAAAGTTAGCATCAGGAAACATACCAAGAAAAAAACTAACCGCATCTCTTCCAGTAAATGTTTTTGTGTGTCTTGGTGGAATACATATCGCTAAGTTTTGCGCTCCACTAGGTAATCTTCCTAGAGCACACTCAGTAACTTTTCTAAACATTAAATTATGAAATGGTTTTACAATTCTAGGTTTACCAGTTGCCTTTCCATGCAAAATAAAATAATCCTTGAGCGTCACAGCCATATTTAATTCTCAGGTAGGATTTTTATTGGTTCTAAATATTCTTTCTCGTACTCTTTATCAAGTAGATCAAAATTTCGTTGGTGGTCTACTTTCAAAGTATGCGTTTGAGTTCCACTGATCTCTTGCTTAGTTGACCATTTGTGATTAGTCATAAGTTGAAGTGCAATTGCGTTAGTAGCTCTAGGATTTTTCATTAACTTTTCTTCCCAAAATAATTCTATTTGAGAAATAAAATAAGCTAGTCTTTTTTTCCACTCAATATCAATCAGAGATTTTTCGTTGACATATTCTGCCATTTCCTCTTTAGAACTAAAACCTAGATGAAGCGAAAGTCCATTAATAGATTTACTTTCAAAATCTTCTTCAATAGAATTATAATCATCTAGGTTTTTTAACGTTGAACCAAAAACATAATGCTCACCATGAGTCGTGAATGAGTCCAAAGTCTCATGGCGTTTTCGTAGCATTACAAATTTTGGAATTATATCTCCCATTACATAGGCTCCGTTTGTTCCATTTGTTCAACCACTGGGTCTACCACTGCTAAATCAGGTTGTGGTTCAACAGGATAATCATTTGGGTTTGGCATAGTAGGCATTGGAGTTGGATTATCTTTTTCTTGTCTCATTTCGCTTTCAATTTGTTTTAGATTTCTCACTACTTGCTGAAACACTATGAACTTTCTAAAGATACTAGCTTTATCATTATCTAAAGCAACAAGTGCATCCATAAACTCAGCTTCTTTCTGAACAAGAAACTCTTTTTGAAATTCTGTGAAAGATACTTCATGAAATAAAATATAAAAACGATGGATTATTTCATTTGGTAAAACTTTTGTTGCTTCTAATACATTTTCACATCTTTTTTTCCACCAGCCGTCTAAGTCTAATTCTTTGTGCTCAAGTGGTGTTTCGTCTGGTAATGCTTTGTTACTTTCTGTCATTGTGGGTTCTCCTTCTCGTAAATGAAATTAGTTGAAAAAAGTTGAGTTTTAATATCATCCAAATAACCTATAATAATAGGCTTTTTATGATCAGCTTTGCAAATGAGAAGAGGTATCTCGTTATTATTAGAATTAATTTTAATTTCTTCTAACCATTTGTATACTGCAATTTTGTTGTAAGCTTTACACTGAATTTTAAACGGAGTAGTTCCATCAATGTCATATCCATCACAACTTGACATTTGATATTCTAAATGACGTTTGGCTTGAGGGAAAAAAGGTTTTAGAAGTTTAGCAATAAACCTCTCAAATGAATGCCCTTTAGTTCTTTGATTAATAGTCTTCATACTAAAGAGCATAAAGGATTAGAATTTACTTGACAAGAGAGAAAATTAACTCTTCGTAAAAGTGTGCTCTAGTGGGCAATGATGAATGATGAAGTCTTCAATTAGCTTGTTTAGTTTTTTCATTCCCCATTCGTTAGTCGTATAGTTGTAAATTACTTGAAGCTGAGTGAATAACATTTCTGTGAAACGTGAGTTAAGTAATCTTTTTCTCTCCACGTCTATTTTCTCGATATTCATTTTAACACTATTTTTATAGGTTAAAAAGATGTTTGCATCTTGATTGTAGCGTTGTATGTAAGTAATAAGAGTTCTAAAATAAATATCTAAATATTGTAGGTATTCATCTTGGTCGAATGTGTTTTTATTCCACCGCTCTTCAAAAATACGCTCTTTTTCCAGTATAATCTCGTTTAAATCCATTGACACCTTGTATGGTTCGTCGACAAAAGAGCATGAAACAAGAGGTCTTTCGTAGTGAGTCGTGAGAATTGGTTTTAATGTTACTTTTTTCATCGTTTTGTCTCCTTTTATCCACAGGTAGGTTGTGGATAACTTATATTGCCTAAATTGTCAACATAGTAAAAAAACTGTTGACAAACTGTGGATAAAGTTTTAACATACGTAGTATGTTACTTCAAAACCACACGAAATGATCACAAAATGACTATCGGATAAGCAAAAAAAAACTTTAATTGGTTATGGTAAGTGTCAAGGAAATCATACACCTCGTAAGTCCTTGAAATCATTGAAGAAGTTCATTATTTAACTGCCTTCTAATAAAATCAAGGGGTTACGCTTGAATGCAAAAAAAGGAGGCTCTAAAAAATGAGGCTCCATTTCGTTGCTTTTCCTAGCAATTCTAAAGGGTTGTAAACAATCACGATTACAATCATTACATAATCAAAAGATTATGTAATAGTAAATCATTGGAGAATGTAATCTTTTCTGGGGGTTATGCACAACTACACACAGTTAACACACAAGCAACTATTCTCCACAAATTATTAATATTATTATAATAACTCAAGAAGAACAGAACACACAATATAATTTTATTAGAACTAAAGAAAATGTTCAGTGAAATCATTGACTTTTTTTTTTTTTTTTTTTTTTTATAAAGAGAAGTTGAAATTATATTGTGTGTTCTGTTCTTCTTGAGTTATTATAATAATATTAATAGCTTACAGTATACCCCCACCCGTGTATTAATCGTGTGTAATCGTGTGCACAATCCTTAAACATTCTGCTTGACTTTTAAGCACACATGCTGTATATATAATCAATGCCTTGCAAGTGATCACACAGTGGCATGACACTTGCATGAATAACTAATAAGCACACTAATTGTGCAACCATACCGAGCACTTGTAATTTTCTACTAAAGTTTTCTGTGAATGTTCCGATAGTAAGTACATAAGTTGAAGATGATTACTTACAACTTAAAACAACACTCAAAGGAGATAACATTATGTCAACTATTATAATAAAACACATTGACACTTGTAGGCATGGATACGCACCTGTAAGTAGAAAAGAACTAGATACACTAGGATTATTAAATAAAATAAGTGAATACAGCTACACATCTAAAGGCGGTGAGGTTGTGTACTTAGAAGAGGACGGAGATTTAAAACTCTACATAGACGCATTACAAGCACTAGGACATGATTATATAATTAAAACAACACCTACACAGCAACTTTATTTAACAAGTAGATTACTACCTTTTAAAAGTAGCAACCCAAGCACAAGTCAAGGAATAGTGCTGTGGTACGATAGTTTAAAAGGAGAAGGAATAGTATTGTCAGACAGTGGAGAACGCTTTTATTTACACTTTTCTGCATTAGGTATTAAGGGCATGTTCTACCCAGAAGATCAATCAATCGAGATAGATAATAAACGCTGTGAATTTAGAAGTTATTTAGATAATAGAATTAAGGACATACGATTATTATCATAACTTTCACTAAAGTTTTCTAGTTTTCTACCGATACTATTATTATAGGTAGCTGATTACTACCAAGCAACTAAACAACACATAGGAGATAACAACATGTCAAGATACTTAACTAAACAAGAAGCAATAGAATTATTAGAAAAGAAGTTTTCAAACGCACTTGAAGATCATGTCTCCGAATACTTAGCTGAATATATTAAAGACACCTACCCAGACACAGACGACGACGGAGAGCCTACAGAGGTAGATCGTGATGACTTAGAGCGTGACGCTTGCAATTGTGCTGGCGGTTGTGTATCACACTTAATTTACTACGTAGACACCAAAGAGTTCTTTAATAAATACGAGTCTGAAATTACTGATACCATAGTAGAGTCAGGTATGACGGTTGCAGAATTTATTAAAGATGACGACACGATAAGTAATAAATTGGCATGGGTTGGGTTTGAACTTGCAGCTTCAAACGTATTATCAAAAGTGTTCGGTTAATTAACACACCGTGATTAGGTGTGGTAGAAAACAGCTAATAATAGGAGATAACACAATGACTACTAAATTTAAAAGGCCAGAAGTAAATTCAGAAAATATATTTACACTATGCGTTGCTGATTATCTAATGGAGTATTATGCGGTGTCAGAAAATAAACAAGCACCACACGGACAACTTGAACTTGAAGAGGCAGACATACAGAATACTGTATCAGAGCGTGAATTAAATTCTATAGCGTTTGGCGCACTACCCCCAGAATATTTAGAAGCTGTATCAAGTGAAATGTATATTGACTGGAGATTATTAAGTCGGGTTTTAAGTTCCGAAGCTGGTATTGATTGGAGAATTAAAGAAAAGGGTTATTATGGAGATACAATAGTATTATTTAAAATAAATAATACTAAGTGTAAAGGCATAACGATGATTGACGGTGAAATCTTTAATAAATAATTAATTTAATAAATAGGAGATAATCATATGTTAACATACAACAGAAAGAAAGAATTAAAACAACTCGATAAGTTAATTAGAAAAGAAGACGAATACGCTACTGAGTATTACAATAATAAAGATTA